GGATTAGGGTCTAAAGGATTAAAAGTATTCGGTGGTCAAATTGACAGTACGTATAGAGGAGACGTTACTGTTTGTCTAATGAACTTTTCATTTTTCGATAAAGAAGTAAAGAAGGGCGATAGAATCGCTCAAATAATGATTCTACCTGTTGCAAGTCCAGAATTAGTTGAATCTGAAGAATTAGAAGATTCAAACCGAGGGACAAAAGGATTCGGGTCAAGCGGGATTAAAGAATTTCATGAATAGCTCAAAAAGCAAGAGAAAAGGTGACTAATGTCAAGTGCTAAGAAAAAAGCTGCTGAAAAAAGATTTTCTTCATTGAACGAAGAATTTAAACCAAAAACAAAAAACCAATCAGATTATCTAAGAACGCTTATTGACAACGATATTACATTTGTTACTGGTTGTGCTGGTACAGGTAAATCTTATCTAGCAATTGGTTTAGCTTGTCAGTATTTCCTTGAAAAAAGATATGATAAAATTATCGTTGTTCGTCCTGCTGTCGAAGCGTCTAAAAAGGGACTTGGTTATCTACCTGGTGACCTAGATGAAAAATTGACTCCATATATGCTTCCAGCAATTGAACATATGAAACGTTTTCTTGGTCTTGATGTTTATCATAACGCTGTCAGAGATGAGAATATTAAATTCATGTCTCTAGAATATATGCGTGGAACGACAATTAACTATTCGTTCGCAATCTTAGAAGAAGCGCAAAACTGTACTACAGAACAACTTAAGATGTTTATCACAAGAATTGGTACAGAATCTAAGATGTTAATTAATGGTGATACTGACCAAACTGACCTTTGGAAAAGTGAAAACGCTGATTATTCAACTGACTTAGAATATGTAATTTCTAAAGTTCGAAAAGCTACTATTCCAGGTTTTGGATTTGCTGAATTAGACGAAAATGATATTCAACGACATCCACTTATTGCGCCATTCTTAAGGATTATGAAGTGACTAGATTTAGCAATGTTGTAAAATTTACTGAGAAAACTGATTTTGGTATAGTTTTAGATGTTGGAAATGGTGTTTCAATTATAGGGGAGGGACCAGTCGGTACTGATGACCGAGGTCCTATCCTCATCTTTGAAAAGGATGGAATTCTATTTAACGGTAGTGAAGACCAGTATAATGGTACTGGCGGATGCGTCAAAAATCTAAAACTGTTTAAAAAAATAAATAATAATGGTGGTACAGCCATCAAACTTTCTGCTACAGGTCCAGATAGACGTTGTGGAGAAACATCTTTAGAACGACTTTTAATATACGGTGGTAATGGTGGTGCTGTAGCTGGGTTATGGGATTATGGAATTGTTGTTGACGGCTCAATGTTAACAACGCCTGGTGCAGCAGGAATTAGAACTACTTATATAAGAGATGTAAGAATAGCAGAATGTAGAGAGGTTGGTTTATGGCTTAAAAATGCTGTACACTGCAAAATCTCTGGTCTTCAATTAGACCCAGGACGAGCTAAAACGATTAAAATGAAAATCGATGGTGGACAAAATATACTAGCAGACAATCTCATTATCAATGGAAATTGCGAAATAAACGGCGGAAAGACAATCCAGCTATCGGGTTACATCGACACATTGATTTTAAACGATGTCAATGGTATAATATATACAGGAGAGGTAAATAATTTAATTATAAATGGAAATACCTATGGTAAATTCTACGGGTTAATCAATAAGACAGTAAGTGGTCAAAATACTGGAAAGTTTAAAGTATTATAAATGGCAAAAAAAATTTTATGCATAAATGGGTCTCGTGAATGTACCGATTATAAATTTTTATTAGCTGCTTTGTCTAAGTTTAATATAAATCCTGAAGATATAAAAGAAATAGTTTCTGGAAAATGTCGAGGAGGCGATGAGCTTGGAGAACTTTGGGCTAAACAAAATAAAATAAAAATTAAAGAATTCCCAGCTTTATGGGATGATTTAACTGTTCCTAATGCAAAAATAAAACAAAATAAGTTCGGTAAAGATTATAATTGTTTTGCAGGGTTTCAAAGAAATCAACAAATGGCAGAGTATGCAGATGAGCTATTAGCTCTTCAACCAAGTTCTGATTCTTCTGGAACACAAGATTGTGTAGAAAAATTTAAAAAATTAGGAAAACCGGTTAATGTGTATTATGGTGATGTAGAACCAAAAATAAAATATAAATTCTAGTGATATTGCTGGCTTTTGCGTATATAGAGTGTATACTTTATTTACGGAGAAAATATGACATATCCAGTTAATCATGATTATTTTTCAGAATGGTCCAATAATATGGCATATATTCAAGGATTCACAATGAGTGATGGATGTATTGACGATAATAATGGACATAATATACTTTGCTATAATATATCAAACAAAGATAAAGCGGTTTTAGAGTTTATTAGAAAAGAATTGTCTCCAAATAGACCATTTTATGAAAATTCTAAAAAAGAATTAGTATATTTATCTATTACTTCTAAAAAAATAGTCCAAGATTTGGCAATATATAATATTATACCACGAAAAACAGGTAAAGAAAGATTACCAGATATTCCAAATGAATTTAAATCAGCTTATCTATTGGGTCTCTTTGATGGTGATGGAAATATATATTGCAAAGAACATATAAGAAAATCTGGAAAAAGATTTGGAACGATTAGAAAAGATTTTGAATACAGAATATTTTGTTTATCTGAAGATTTTTTAAACGAAGTCAATAAAGAGTTATGTTTTAATTATGGAACTATAAGATGGAATGGTTCATGTTTTGTTTTATCTATAACTAAAAAAGAAAATATTGATAAAATATACAAATTTATGTATTCTCATAATCCAGAATTCTTCTTAAAAAGAAAAAGGGTAATATTTGATGATATACCAAAACCAATTTATTATGAAGCGTTTAATGAGTCTAAAACAATAAAAGACTGGCTCAAAGATGATAGATGTATTATAAAAAATAAAAAATTAATACTAGATAGAATTAGACTATCTAAAACATTTTCTAATTTTGAATCATGTATTACAATAAAAAGCAAAAGAAACAAATGATTGAATATGAATATAAATGTGAAGTATGTGCACATTGTTTTTCGATAAAACAAAGTATAAAAGATAAACCTTTACAAAAATGTCCTGCGTGTGAACAATGGAAATTGTATCGAGTAATCTATGGCGGATTAGACCCTATAGTACAAGCAGAAGCGAAGACTGTTGGATTATATGCTTCTCGTCAACATAAGAAAATGGGGAAATACGAAAAACAAGAAAAACAACAAGAATATAAAGAATCACAAAAGTTAGCTAAACAAGAATTAAGAAAAGAAGCTGAAAGAAAGCTTGGGAGAAAATTAGCTAATATAGAAGTCAAACCAGAATTGGTTGATAAAAATAATAAAATTAATAAAATGACTCCCGAACAAAAGAAACGATATATAGAAACTGGTAAAGGGTTATAATGTACGAACCAGAATATCCCAATGCAGAATCAGCTAACGAGAAACGATTAAACTGTAATAAATGTCAAGAGTATTTAGGTAGTTTTATTATTACAGGTAAACCAATCAAACTTAATCCTCTACATCCACTAGAACTACCTTTCAAATACAAAGCTCAGTGTCCGTGTGGCGGCGAAACATTTATTGTCAAATCAAACACGCAAGCTTTCTTCTTGCCTTCTGACCATCACAAATTACAAAGTTTAATAACAGATGGTAATTTATCCATAGCAAAGGTGTCTAGATGTTAGTAGAATATTATGTCAAAGTAGGTAACACTGTTAATGTTACTCAAGAAAAACCTCATGATGGTTTTTCACATAGGGTTATCGCTAAAAGTATAAAAGATGTAGAGAATCCTAGATTTTATGTAGCGTTAGCAAGCAGTTTTATCTTAAATCCAAGAGACTTATCTGATAGAGAAATGAAAAGTTATCATAATGGATTTATGCAGGTAAGTCCAGAAATTTTCGAAAAATATATTAAATTCGCTAATGGTGTTTCAAATATCAGTTTTAAAACTATAGAAAGATTATGTCAATAATGGTCACTAAAAAAGATAAAGTTTCTACTAAATTGGAAAAGGAAGTATTATTAACTTCCTGTAAAAGTATTAATATGTTGTCTAGAACTTTAGGGATTAAAGAGTCTGCTATAAAAGCATGGATGGCAAAACATAGACCGAACTATCAAAGCGAATTTGAAAATCATAAACATACAGACACTAGAGTGATAGCTGCTATAGATAAGAAAAATGAAAAAGAACAATTAGTTCAAGAAGAAACAAAAGAAAAAATCTTATCTGAATTAAAAGAAAAAGAAGATAAAGAATTAAAAAATGCAATAGAAAAAGAAGCGCAAAATCAAAATAATAGTGCTATGGAAGACCTTATGCAACATAAGGAAACTGATAGCAAAGGTAATAAACGATTTGTAACAATTATGACCGAACCCGCATCTATGCGGGGCGATGAATATCGTAAATTCATAAAGAAAAATGAAGTAGACCAACCACATATACATAAACCGAGACGTAAATGATTTGCACAAAAATAGATGATTATATTGAAGATAGAGATTGTGCTATCTATATTGTAGAACTTTCAAATGAAACTATTGTTTATGAAGATGAAAATCGTTATGGTCCAGATGATAAGGCTTGGTTAAGATTAAAACAATATTGCAAAGAGAATAATCTTAATATATCTAAAGTTTGGATTCAATTTCGTTCACATAAAGAATTAGTAGTAGAAAATACTGGAGATGGAATTTTCTTTAGAAGAAAGATTCTAGGAAATCCATTCGATAATAATCGTCACTATTATGTTTTTGGTCTCGTGAATGCAAACAAGATTCACACATGGCACTGGAAAGTTCCAGAAGTTATCATGGAAGAAGAAGACGATAGAGATATAGATGGATGTGAAGAACAAATAATATGGAACAAATGATTTCAAAATTTAATGGTAGGTCAACAAGAACCGCTGTTTATTTTGCTGAAATCATGTGTATGCGTAAAGCCAAAAAAGAAAAGAAATTTTTACCGGCTAATTTCTGGAATTTACCTTCTTGGGCAGAGTTTTATAAGGGGCAAATAGTAGCCGCCAATAATCTTTTAAAATACTTTCCTGCCGAACTAATAGACAAAGCATTAGAAACAAAAGAATGTAACTGGACATATAGTCTACGTTATTCAGGTATTATTCCAGCCATAAAAAGATTTCAAGCAGAAGAAAAACTAAAACAAAAAGTAATGGAAAAAACTATTACTGTAGATGAAAATAATGTAGTTAATAAGCCTGTTGTACAACCAAAGAAAACATCACGCTCTTTACTGGAAGATTTAGAATAATGGCAAAAGAAGAAATATCAACATTTGAAAAAAGTATTATTAAACAATATGGTGAAAATGTAATAGTTCCTGGTTCCTATGTAATCAAAAATAAAAAGAAAGTTTTAAGTATCTCTCCAATGTTTGATTCTGCTTTAGGAGGAATTCCTGAAGGTAGTTGGGTTACTTTTGCTGGTCCTGCTGGATGTGGAAAAACAACTCTTGCTCTGCAAGTAGCGCAATCTGGTCAGGCAGATGGTCGACCAGTATTTTATCTAAATGCTGAAGGTAGAATTAGAGAAATGAACTTGCGCGGGATTAATGGTTTGAATCCCGACGAAATTAAAATCATACAATCTACAGAAGACCGTCAGTTAACAGGGGAAGATTATCTAAATATTGGTACTAATATTCTTAAGGCTAATAAAGGATGTATCTTAATTCTAGATTCTGCATCAGCGTTATGTTCTTCTGATGAAATGACAAAAGAGGTAACTGGTAGTTCTCGTTCCGCAAATCCAAAAACACTTGGTAATTTCTGTCGTAAAAATGCTGGCATTGTATCAACCATGAATAATGTTGTTGTAGTAATTAAACATATTATTACAAATACATCTGGTTATGGTGCGACATTTATGGAAGATGGTGGAGTTAAGATTAAATTCCAAGCTGATATTCAATTACGTACTACTAAATCTCCAGAAGTGTGGGAAGAAAATGGTGGAAATGTTGGACAAATCGTCGAATGGGATATTGTTAAGTATGCGATGCCATTGAAAAATAATGTAAGAAAGTTTAAAACTTATATAAGATATGGAACTGGCGTAGATAAACTTACAGAAATGATTCAACTTGCTTTGGATTATGGAGTTATTGATGCTGCTGGTGCCTGGTATTCATTTGAGAAGGATGAAGAAAAACACAAGTTCCAAGGACAAGCGAAACTATTTGCCGCATTAAAAGATAATGAAGAACTTAGAAATTATGTACAGGCGCAAGTAAATGCGATTGGTTAATTATGAAACTCTTAGGACTTGATGGTAGAGAATATTCATTAAACGCTCGTAAGTATATGGTAGATGGAAATCAAACTAGACCACGGTCTTCTCTTCATCTAGAAGCTAGAACTCTTTTAAAAGAAATGTTTCCTGGAGATATTATTCTAGAAGAGATTACACTACCAGGTTGCAAACCAACACTTTATGCAGATTTTTTCATACCACTTCAAAAACTAATAGTGGAAGTTCAAGGTGAACAACATTACAAACAGAACAGTTTCTTTCATAAGACAGATGACGCTTTCTTAAAAGCAAAGAAAAGAGATGTGCTAAAAAAGAGATGGTGTGAAGTCAACGACCTGATTATCATAGAACTTCCTTACGATAAAAAATCAGAATGGAGAGATAGAATTGACAAGCGGTGGGACTAACTATGTTGACGAAAAACTTAAAGAACTTGAGACAGAATTAGAAAAAATAGAATCAGACTCCCGACTATCATATGTTATTGGCGGAAAAGAAATAGACGATATCTTGCTATATTCTGATGAACAATTAGAAAAATTAACGCCCGAAGAGTGTGACAGATGTTCTTTCCTTTGCCTTCAATACGTTGTAGAATTACAAAAAAAGATTAATCGGTCAAGAGCTATTAAGTCTTGGGCTAATAAAAAAATAGATATAGTAATTGGAACAGAATACTCTAATTATTACAAACAGTTTTATCCTGTTGAAGTAATTAAAAACTCTATCATTGCCGATAACTCATTTGCTAAAAGACTTTATGAGATTGTTCAAGACCAAGATTCTGTAATAGATTCTTTATCAGATATGACTAAACATGTGACACAAATGTCACTAGTATTAAAAAATATGGGATATAATAAGAAAGCTGAACATGTCACCTATAGAGAAAATTAAACATGCATTTTTATCACAAGATTGGACTATTGTTCAAGAAGCATATAAAGACTTAACTGGTCAAGAGTTAGTTGTAAAAGAAACAGTAAGAAAAAATATTGGTAAAAAATCCAAGAAAATCGAAACCCCATTAAAAGTAGATGAACCAACTCCTTTACCAAAAGTTTCTTCGATTGTGGAAGAACAGGAAACTTTTACGACAATAAAAAGAGCTGGCGCTGTACAAGCACCACAAAAATTTGTTGGTGCAGATGGTAAAGAACATACTTATTGTGGCGTAGAACAAATCGACTTATCAAAAAGTAAAATAAATCTGTTCGATGATGATTTAAGTTTAGAAACTAATTTCTTAGGAAAGCCTAATAAACCTTTAAAGAAAGTAAAAGAAACAACCAGACAAGGATATAACGATTCTTTAGTTGAAGCACAATGTAAAGGTTGCGATAGATTCTTTAAAGTACCAAGAGATTTTGCTTCACATTATCGCTGTGATGGTTGTATGGTGAGACGTTAATTTTTAGTTATATTATATCCATTATGTTCTAAAACTAATTTACACATATTCATAAATTCATCTGGTGTCATATTATTTTTACATTGATTAGCTTTGGTACTTGCAATACCTAAATTATCAAGCGTATTTTGTCCACCACGAGAACGTGGAATTATATGGTCAAATTGATAAGTTTTTGTATCGTAAATATCTAATTCAATACCAGTTAAATAACATTTTGGTTTTTCTCCAAATTTATTAATAATATCTTTTACTGTAAAACTACTTTTTTCAGACATAGTTGTTCCTAAAATTTTATGAAAAGTTTTTATTTTAGATAATAATTTATCATTTATTGTTTTTTTTCGTTTTCTTTCAAAATTAATATTTTTGGGTCCACAGTCAGTTCTTTTAAATCTATATAATTTCGTTTGAAATGGATGTGTTTTTGCAGATTGATGTTTTGCTCTATTTCTAGTTGATAAATTTAAATGATAAGATATTATTGTTTCAGAACATCCTAATTCTTTTCTTATCTGAGAATAAGATTTACCTTCTGCTCTTAATTTCAAAATGTTTTCTTTATAACCACGCTTATACTTCACATTTTAACCCTTTTTACATTATAAAATATTAACCCCTCTATTATAATACACAGATATGGATAATAAATATACAATTCCCAAAAATTATGCGGCTGAACGCGCTGTATTAGCTGGACTATGTCAATACGGAAGCAAAGGATTAACTGATGTTTCAGAGATTTTAAAACCAGAATGTTTTCTTAATACAGATAATCAGATGTTCTACAAAACAATTACAAATGTTTTAGATACATCTGAAACAGTAGATGTTAGTTCAATAATGGCAAACGGTGCTGCTATTGGATTGAATTTTGAAACGCCAGAAAATGTAGAATATCTACGTTCTCTTTTTAATTTTCCAACTAATTTGGAGAATATTAAGAAGAACGCGGTTATGCTTAAAAAACTAGAAATAATAAGACGTGGCCAAAAATTAGCTAGAAATTTAGCCTATGAACTTGGAGATATGTCCGGTACAGAATCTGTATCTGATATTATTAGTAAGATTGAAGCTCCAATTATTGATTTCAGTATGAATTGTGGAGATTCAGAATCTGATAGGACAGAATTAATAGGTAAAGACGTTTTAGCTTTCATAGAACATCTTAAAAATAATAAAGGTTCGGTAAAGGGTATTCCATCTCCGATATCTAGATATAACCAAGTAATTGGTGGTGGTAGACGTAGAGGTGGTATTTATCTTATCGCTAGTAGGCCAAAAGTAGGAAAAAGCACATTTGCTATCAATGATTCAATTCATGTTGCTAAAAATCTTGGTATACCAGTTCTATATTTAGATACAGAAATGTCTAAAGAAGGTCAATTACCTAGAATTCTAGCTAATCTATCAAATACAAATATCTCCGATATTGAAGATGGTAAATTTGGTGATAATGATTTTGTTAATACAAAAGTAATTGAGAGTGGTAAATTACTAGAGTCTATACCTTTCTATTATCGCAGAATAGCTGGTAAACCATTCGAAGAAATTATGTCGATTATTCGTAAATGGGTAGTACAAGACGTTGGTCAGTTTGAAGGCAGAACAAAAGATTGTCTGGTTATTTATGACTATTTTAAACTGATGGATAGTTCTGTACTAGAAAACATGCAAGAATTTCAAGCTCTTGGTTTTCAAATTTCCGCTCTAGCAGATTTTTGTGGTAAATATGATATCACATGCTCAGCATTCGTTCAAGTAAATAGAGACGGTATTACAAAAGAGAGTTCTGATATCATTTCGCAATCAGACCGTTTGTTATGGCTATGTTCTTCTTTTGCTATCTTAAAACGAAAAACTCGTGAAGAAATATTACAAGATGGTCCACAAAACGGTGACGCTAAATTAATTCCTACTAGCGACCAACGATTTGGTCCTGGTCTTGAAGAAACAGATTATATTAATCTAATTATGGACCGTGAAAAAGGCATTATTAGAGAAGGTAAAACAGCGTTTGAATTACAAGCACTTGGAAATGTAAGTAGTGGTTTTAATATTGTTGATAAAGATATCATAAAAGATTCAGATGATTTTGAAGACGATGACGACCCAAAATATGATTTTGGTGATAATAAATACAAAAAAGATGACCCAATTAATAGAACGGTGACCAAGAGGGGTGGGCCATACGATGAGCATGTTGAAGAAAGGAAACGGAAATTCTAGTATTGATTTTGCCCGAGTTAATGAAATAGCAGCAACTCATATCGAAAAAATTCTAACTCATTTTAAGATACCGTATAAAGTATACTCTGATAGAGTCGCGTTATCATGTCCTATTCATGGAAGTACAGGAGAAGAGTCGCTAACTCTATATACAACAGGTAAAAAATATGTTGGAAACTTTGTATGTTGGACACATCATTGTGAAGAAAAGGGTCGTGGTGCAGTCAATCTAATAATGCATCTATTGAATTCTAATTCTATACTTGGTGCAGCAAAGTGGATTTTAGAGTTTACCAATTCTCCAACACCAGAATCAGATGAAGAATATAAACAAAAGAAACGATTTAATTCTGCTGTTTCTGGGTTTGAAATAAAAAGCAAGAAAAAAGTTGGTATAACTCGGGATTTAGTCAGAAAGAGCTTGCTAATTCCTGGAGATTACTATATAAAGCGTGGTTTTTCCAAAGAGATACTTGATAAGTATGATGTTGGGTTTTGTAATACTCGTGGTAAAGAAATGTTCATGCGAACAGTCGTTCCAGTATATGAAGATGGAATGATGATAGGTTGTGTCGGAAGAAGTATTAATCCTGAATGTGTATCATGTGGTATGTTTCATAAGCCCGGAAATCCGTGTCCAGAACAAAAAAGTAGAATATATGCTAAATGGGTTAATAGTGACGGATTTACAACTGGTTCAAATTTTTACAATCTGTGGAATGCTAAAGATTATATAAACAAAACTCAAAACGTAATTCTTGTCGAAGGACAAGGAGATGTTTGGAGATTAGAAGAATCTGGAATAAAAATTGGATTGGGGCTTTTTGGCAATAAAATTACACCCGAGCAGTGTAAAATACTAGAGACAACAGGCACGATGAATGTTTTCCTTGCTTTAGACTCTGATGAACCTGGAGAAGAAGGTAAGAGGATGATTAGAGAAAAGTTGGGTAGATTTTATAATATATGCGAAATTCAATTACCTGAGCATGATTTAGGTGATATACAAGATTTAGATAAGATAAGAAAAATATTTAAAGGTATTCAAACACAATGACAAAAATTATAGCGTTTGCTGGTAGAGCTAGATGTGGTAAAGATTCATCATTAAAAACTATATATGGTGAATTGATGAAACAAAATAAAATTGTAAAACAATATAATGTTGATGATAATGGTGATTTATGGGTTAATGCTCTTTTTGACGATGGAGAGCAGATGGCAATCCTTGATATAGGACAAGATAATATCAATTTTTGCCATTACGCTTCTGAAATGATTTGGCCTTTTGTAAAAGACTATCACTTTGCTGATAATCTAAAAAGAATAGCTAGTGGACTTTATGGAATAAAGTACGAACAAATGTTTGGAACTAGAGAGCAAAAAAACTCTGAAACAAAATATCTATGGAAGGATTTTATAAATGCGATTCCTAAAAATTGTCGGCCTAAACCTACACCTGATGGTAACGTTACTGGACGTCAGTTTCTTCAATATCTAGGAGATATTCTTAGAAGTGTAAATGATGATTGTTTTACAGAATCTTTACTTAATCAAATAGTAGATGAGCAATATCCACTTGCTTTAATTGGAGATTGTAGAAGAATTGCTGAAGTGGAAGCTGTTAGGGCACTTGGTGGTACTGTTGTTTATTTGACAAGAAATACAGAAAATAGTAGTCATAATACAGAAACAGAATTTGATAATTACGACTTAAAGAACTTTGATTATGTGATAGACAATCAGAATCTATCTATGCAAGAAAA